CTTGTTCTACACCTGTAGCAGTCATCTGAGATAACTGTTGTCCCATCCTCTGTGGATTAACACCAATTACTTCATATGCTTGTTGCTTAAAGTGATTAGCCAACTGAATTCTTGACATTAATCTTTCTGTCTGAGCTAGATCTAGTTTTTGGAAATGGTTAAAGTTTAATGCATTCTCTGTATTTGTAATAGATGTATCAAGAGGAAGAATTTGAAAGTTCTTCATTGCTACATATGCATTAGCATAGTTACCCTTACCCCAGTCTTCACCAAGTGAATGCTTAGGCAAACTATTTTGGTCAAGCATGATTACTGTACCAAGTTCATCTACCAAGATATCTGCAATCTGATTGTTTACAATATTGTACCCAATCTGGTATGGTTTCATTAAATCAATAAGAGCAGTAGATTTAGTATTTCTATCTGAGAATACGGAGCCTTCTACTGGCAACTTACAACCATACAAACTATTGTCTCCCTTAAATTGAAACTTAAGTGGAGCAATATGGTTATTCTGTATACCAATATAAATTGGAGAGAATCCACCAGGGTTATTCATACCCCAGAATGAAGGTAAGTTAGGACCAATCTTAATACCACCCCAAACTTCATTTACCCAGATCCAGTCAATGTGTTCTCCAAAGATTACATTATCTCTTGTCTTGTTCTTAAAGAGTCTTGTATCATATACCGGTTTGTCTGTTACCTTGTAGTCTTCTGTAATAATTTCAGTAAGTACTTCTCCGGTATCAGTTACTTTGGTTAGATGTCCAACCTTTCTTTGAGACTTCCAGTAACCTGTAGTTACTCTAAGTAAGAATGCTGTACCCTGATCAAAGTAGTCTTCTCCCTGGGATAAGATTTGATTAATAACATCACCGCCATTATACACAGAACCTGCTACTGCAGATGTATATTGTCTATATGCAAGTGATGGCATATTAGTATTCCAGTCATGACTTTTTGTAGCATCATAAAATGAACCATCATTTTGTAGTCCACCAATGTTGTAACCTGCAGACCTAATAGGATAGATTGCTTCAAGAGCCTCAAGTTGCTCTTCTGTCATGATATACCCATACTTATCAATAACATCCGATACTGTAAGCATATCAATCTTACCTACCCAGTTACCTTGAGAAATATATCTTGCATCTGGAGACTTATGATAGAATGTAACTGCAGGATTCCAGAGCTCCACTTCATAATCATCTTCCATCATATGAAAATGCCAGAACTCTCTATCTGTAATGAGCATATCACGGAAGCCTCTTTCTTCAAGTTCTTCCATTCTAAATCTCTCAACATCTACTTTATGTTGGTGAGTTGCCCATTCTTCAACCATTGATCTATAACTCTTTTTAAAGAATTGTTCAATTTCAGGAAGTGTTTTGAGTTTGTCTGGAGAAAGTTCTGCTTGCGCTTCTTCTGATTCTGGATCTAAACCTTGTTCAATAAGAGAAGTAACAATCTTCATCTGAGCATCAGCCATAAGAGTCTCTTCTACCATTGCTCTTTTTTGTTCAAGCATTTCATTATATGAATGCTCATCAATAGCTCTGTATGTAAGTTTAGTAGATCTCTTAGCAAACTCTGCTACAAGTACATTAACAACATTTGGAATAATAGGATAGAACTTTAGTTCTAATACTGAGGGATCATCTTTGGTAAGTAGTTCTACAACATCTTTGTACTCATTGTTCTCTTCTATGATATAGTCAGTTCTATCAATGATACCCTTTGCAAGTTTGTAGTTCTTCATTAACTTGCGGGCATTTCTACGGATTTGTTTTAGACCGTTCCATTCTAACCAGTCTAAGTTCCAGGCTGCCCACTCATCGTCCTTCTCTTTCTCAGGTACGAACTGAAGTGGTTGCATAACACTACCAAGTCTGTTTTGCTCAACCTTAGCACCCTTTTTTAATTGTAAAGCATTATATACCTGCATATCTACTATTTAAAGTTTTTAAAAGCTGACCTATTAAAAACTTGCCCATTAATAACTTTAGACCCCTGTCCCATATGACGGAACGGGGTTCTATTTAATTTAAACAAATTATTTGACTTTTGCAAGTTTTTAGAAGCATCATCCATGATAACTCTCTTAGAGTAACCCCTGTTGGCCTGCTGTATTCTCATGAATGCAACTAAGGCTGCAAATGAAACAAGTCTATCCACGTTGACACCGTCTGCATATTCTTGCATTTCTTTAAGCAGCATAGGATCTGGAATACGTTCTATTCCATACTTGGTTCTTACAATGGTACCATCTGTTTTAGTTTCTACATCTAGTTCTTCTTTACAGTACTCAATGGTATAACTTAACAAGTGTGCTTTAAATAATGTACCAGTGTTTTTCCAACCATACTCCTGAAACACATTAGCATTTGCACCTAGATCTTTCAAGAACATGATCTGACTCTTAGGTACAAGATATCTCTGTTTCTTTTTAGATATCATGTACTGGATAAATAGTGAGATGTTATTCTCAATAACGGTCCAGGCATTATACCATTCTATAATTAGTTCTAGCCTCTGATGAGTTTTATTAATATCATCAAATCTACCACACCATGCAGCTACAATCTTATCTGGTTCTATATATGTTTCTGTTTCTCCCATGGTTACTTTAGTAACTTCCACTGGAGCTTTCATAATATAGATAGAACAGAGTGATTCTGATGTTGTTGTTTTACCCTCTGACACGGGGTCAATAGAAGCATAGTATTGCCCAAAGGTTGGGTCTTTAATCGGCCTTTCCCATACTACTAGAGTTCCAGTTTTATCTTCTAGTTTCTTGGGAACTGGAAATTCTCTAATTGGTAATTTATCTGTACTTTTTACAGCAATTTTACCAGTTTCATCTGAATAGATATCTAAGTATTCATATGCATATTCTTTCTCTTCAATTCTTCTTTGCTGTGCAGCAACTAAGTGAGTTGGAAATAATGATACAGATCTATGTGCAAATGCTTCTTTAATATTTCTAGGATGCTGTGATATCCTTAACTGGTAGTCTTCCGGATTAAGTTCTTTCTTCCATTGCTCAAACTGTCTATCTAAAGCTTCTAGAGCTTCAACTACAAGAGAGTTACCAAAGTCATCAATATAGGGAGGCATTGACCATTGCTCAGGAATAAACAATCCTGACAAACCAATAGTACCTTTTTCATCAATAAGGTCAGTTTCAACTGCATAAATATCTTTTGAAAGTGGATTCAAGATCATGTCTCTTAGTGGTTCACATTGAGACAAGTCACCCACAGATCCTGCTGCAATAAACATACCTGTAGTAACCATACCTGATCTCATGGCTGGGCGCATATACTCATATGTCTGATCCATCTTAGGAGCAATCCCTGCCTCTTCATGGAAGAAGTATTTTACCGGACCCCCTACACCATTTGTTGGATCTTTCTCAAATGACATACCCTGAATGGTACCCTTGAGTCCAACTTCTGTTTTTCTATCTCCTTTTCTTACCTCAATCTTCTGTTGCCACATCATTACCTTGTCTGGAGACATAGGTCTATACCATGCTGTATGCTCATTTAAGAATGCTGCATATTCTTGTAAGAATTTCCAGGAGCCTTTTTCATTTATATAATCTTTAAGAGATGCACCAATCTTAAGAGTAACCCCAGGTTCAAACCACTGTTGGTTAATAAGTTTACCCATATGGTAGTATGAAGATGCAATCTGACGTTTCTTCAGAATACCTACATGTTTATAGTTTAACTCAGCTAACAACTCATAAAGAGCCATGTGGTACTGAGCATCACGTATCTTAGCAAATCCAAACTTCTGTAGTTCTTTATCAAAGATTGGTAGAAAGTTTAACCACATGTAATACTCTCTTGCAAGAAACCATGTGTTAGTACTATCTTTTACAATAATACCTTTTCTACATTTTTGCTTTTGATCATCCCAATAGTTTACAAAGTCTTTAGACTTAAAGGGGGCTGTGCAATATACTCCGTCACTTCTAAACTTGTCTGACTCTGATATAAATATCTTATTAGTAGTGTCGTTGAAGCCGTACTTACCAGGTTCCTTGAAAACTCCAAATATGAAGTTGCTGAAGTCCTCTCTGGAGTCAAAACTTGTGGTTGTCCATTGTCCGTTATCATAGGTTGGTATGTCTTGATAGATTTCACTCATAATTATTGGTCATATGCCATTCCAATTCCACCTCTTACTTTACTAGATTGTTCATCTTGGAGATCTTTATATACTCCTTTAAATGATGCTCTTATCTGGTCAAAGTTTTTTGCTGCTGCTACAAGAGAGTTAATATTACCATCTCTACCTGCAGTAATCTGTGTAGTCTCCATATATCTAGCCAATCTATCTAACATAGATGCCATACCCTTGTATGCTCTAGATGTAGGAGTCTCATACATTCTCTGGCAGAATAAGAGAGCTGTATGTATATCATCATCCTCTGTAGAGAATTCTGCTTCTATCTCTTTTAGTATGATATGTTCTTTGTCTACTTCTGGAGTATGAAAGAATGGATTCATATCCGGGTTAGGACACGTCATATAGAAGAGATATAGGTAGACTTTAAGATAATCATCAGGATAATTATCCATGACATCTTTAAGTGCTTTAAGTGTATAACAATGTTCTGTAGGAATTACTTTACCATTCTGAACATCAAACAGTCTTACAATCATTTCTTCTTAATTAAGTGTGGGAACTCTTTCATAAAGTTAATTATTGAAATGACTTCATCATATAAATATGGCACCGGCATCTGAATAACTTCTTTAACAATAGGTTCACCATTTACATCTAGTTTAGATATTGGATAACCATACTTGTCTTCACCATCTACTTCAAATGTAATGTGATGAATAAATATCTTTCCAGCTTGTAATTTAGGGTTATGCTTTAATATAATATACATATAAACACTGAGTTGTAATGCATAGTGGTTAAAGTTACAGTCATCTAAATGCTGTACTGGGTCAAGCATTTTTTCTGACATACCCTCCCAGTTCTTAAATGATTCTGTCTTGATCTCTTTATTAGTCTTATAGTCAATAATATTAACTCTACCATTGACTACTTCAACTAAATCTGATTGGCCACACAAGCCTGCTGACTTAAGATAAACCATATGCTCAGGGTATATACCTGGATCTAGTTTTTGTAAAGGTGCTATTTTTAAACCATTCTCTCCTTCATAAGGTTTAAATACTGGAACTGTTACCCCTTCTCTTTCTATAGAAGCCAATGAGCATAAGTCAGATTCTCTTTGGTTATGATAAAATGTACCAAGTGTAGTAGCTCTAGTAGCTTCATTATCCCATATCTGTACAATCAGTTTAGGTTCTACACCATACCATTTTGATCTCTTGCTCTTAGTTACTCTCTCTGCTACTTTCTTTGCAT